GAGTTAATGGTTGAGTTTGTTGGGATTGTGAGGCTTCCGCTTGTTCCTGACACAATCTCATAATATGTGATTTTGTATTCATTGTTTTCTAAAGTTGTTACACGATTATTTAATACAGTCTCCGTACTAGCTTGACTAAATATTTTTCTAGGATTTTTAAATGCTGACTGTCCCATATTTATTAATTTTCACTAAATGGTGGAAAAGGATTTTCTTTTGGTACATATAGTATTAAAGGTAAATCTTTAACCCACATATAATTTGGATTTATGTTATTAGCCATTTCCTCAACTGATATTATCCAATTATCTGCATTATCCATTATAGGATTAAAAAAACAGTCTGGAGCATACATCTGCCCTACTAATTCATCTTTTTGTTCTACTGTTAGAAGTCCTACATAAGTAGTGTATTCTTCTCTTGTTATATCTGTTAGTTTCATAGTTTATGTTGTTGTTTAAGTTTTTAAACCTGTCTAGCTAAAGTTGTGTTAAATGTTTGTACGGCATTGTATAGTGCTAAGGCTTCAGCATCAGTTAAACCATCTCCTATTGATGCAAAGGCACATTGTCTAATTGACACTTGAATTACAACACCATTTTCATTATATCCACCTATTGTAAATACTTGATTAGGTAACAAAGCAACTGTATTAGTTGTAATATTAGTGCCAATAGAACTACCATTTTTAAATAATTTAAAAACATTATTAGCCGTTCTAGTGCTAGTATAAAACCCTAGGGAATTAGCAGTTGCAGCAGTAATTCTTGATTGTGAAAAAGTTCCACTATCTGCCAAAGAATTGCCTAAATATCTGCCATATAAACCTAATTGTGATGTTGCTGATGCTTCACTTGAACCCATATCACCATACAATCCATTAGTATCGGTTCTTGAATAAAAAGATATATGATTGTTATTATTAGTAAGATTTACTCGTGGGATTAAATATGTATTAGCAAAAGAATTTACTCCATTTGGCAAATATCCGTTACTTGAAAATGTGCCGCCTCCTCCGAAAGCTAATCTATAAGCGGCATCAGTATCTTGTGCATTAACTAAGTTAAATTTACAAGTAGTTGCAGTTCCGCCAACCATAGGGTAGATAGCCTTCATCTTAGTAAAAATATTAGCAGTCTTTAAATCACTCACTAAAGTGTTTGTAGCAGTTTGAATAGTGTTATCTGTTATTTGTGTACTAAATAAGAAAGCATTAGTTTCATTGTTGTATGCACTATTATAGTAAAATGATTGAGTAGTGTTTACATTCCTGCTTAAAGCTACTTGGTATTTTTCTGTTATTTGGTAGAATAGTTGAGATTCTAAATCTGTTAAAGTATCACCAATAAATGAAAAAGCATTTTCTCTATTATCATAACTATCAATTATAGATGGTATTACCGCTCTTGCTCCAATAAATACATAAGCAGCAGGTGCAATATTTCCTGTAGTTGGATTTGCAGTAGCTATTGTTAAACCATTTCTATAAAGTTTGGTAATAGATGCAGAAAACTTATTTACAATAAAAAATCCTCTTGTGTCTGAAACAAAATTACCGCCACCATTTGTAGCATAATTATTAGCAGAATAATAAGTAATTGGTCCAGTTGTTTTTGGAAAAATCATCGTTCCCTCTCCTGCATTAGATGAACCTCCTAATAAAACACCAGTGCTTAAATTATTAGTTCTTGAATAAACACCAGCACTTATATTAGATGCTGTTGAATTCACTGATAACATAAACCAAGGATTTGCATAAGAATTAATTCCATTTGGCTGATACCCGTTTGCGCTAAACGTGCCTCCACCTGTAAAAGTTAATCTAAAGGCGGCATCTAAATCGCGTGCATCCTTTAAATTCCATTTGCAACTTGTTGCAGTTCCTCCTACCATTGGATAAACAGCTTTAAACTTAGTCCAAATACCTGCTGCTTTGCTATCTACTACCCATTGGTTAATCGCATTAGCTTCAGTACCACTAATACCACTAGCCGTGATAAAAGCTTGAGCATCTGGGTCATAGCTAGTTGCAACTCCATATATGTAAGGATTTATTATCATGCTCTAACTCCTTTTAATAAAACTTTTAATCCTTTAGCAGTACCATCTCCTACTATGTCAATATCAATAGTTATTAAAGCATCATCTGCTAAAGCACTATCTCCTACTACAGCAGGAGTTGCAGCAGTTACACTAGTTAATTCAGTATTATCTATTGTTAATAAAGTTGATAAAACACTAACTCCTGCTTCATTAATATCTACTGTAAATGTACTACCACTTGCTTGAGCAGTAACTAAAGAAGCTCTAACTTCTGTTAAAGTCATAGCAAAAGGCATTCTAAAGCTAACCTTAGATGTACCTGTTGTTAAAGCAGTAGATTCATCACTTGCAGCTAATTGGATTTCACATGGAGAACCTACTAAGTTAACAGCAGCTCCACCTCCTCCACCATTTTGAGAAAATACTTTTCTTATATTTTTTATAGCTGAAATCATTGTTTATTATTTATAGTATTGTATGTGTAATGTGTGGGTCGAAGAAACTGCGATAACTCTAAAGTTTGCCACGTTATCTCCTGTTGGAATATCAAAAAAATCTAAATTAGATAATCCCATTCCATCTGTAGTAGTAGGTAAAGTAGTAGCACCTAACATTAAATATCTCATAATTACGCCACTAGTAGTAGCCGATTCAACTCTAATCTCTGCATATAAAGCACCTGTAGGTACAGTTAAAGCTTGAGCTGTTCCACCTGTTACGGTTAATTTTTGGTATCCAAAAGCCATTAAATTTGGCGAATATCTTATGGCTCTTACTATTTCTGTTGTTGATTGATTTTCCATTATTTAATTTTTTTTTGTGATATAAAAGTAAATAAAAAAAGGTTACTTTTTACAGTAACCTTTTAATTTTAGTTAAGAATTAAATCTTAGTAGTTATACAAAGTATCAGTAGCAACCGCTTCAAATTCAACTTCGTTAATAACAGCAACAGCACTATTTAAGTTAGTGTATTGGAAGAATGGAATTAATACAGTTCCAGCAGGGAATACTAAAGGAGTAGTACCCGCAGAGTAAACTGGGTATTTAACATCATTCATCCAAACTCCAACAGCACCATTAGCAGCAACTTCAATAACAGCAGTGTTAACTGCGCTATTTACTAAGTTGGTAGCAGAAGTAGTAACTACAGTAGCAGCTCCACCTAAAATACCATAAGTTGCAACAGCGGTTCCGGCAGCACCAGTTCCAACAGCAGCTAAGTTATTGTAGTCATTAAAGTCAGCAGTAAATGCTTCTTTAACACGGAAACCAACCATATAAACTGCGTTAGCTACAGTAGTTGCAGAAAACTTGTTTACTAAAGTCATAGCAGTTTTACCTACTACAAATTGTTGAGGGCAAGCAGCAACAACTTCAGGACAGTAATGAGCGCCTTCAGTAGCAGTAGCGTCTTGTTCAACTAATAAACCGTTAGCGCCTTGAGTTGGAGCAACGATAGTTTGAGTACCAATGTTATAATGATTTAATAAACCGTAAGGAGTGATAAATTTATTCTTTAAACTTGTTGTAGTTGCAACAACAGCACCTAAAGGACCTTGAATTAAGAAATTCTTATCAAAGAACTCTAAAGTAGCGTTAGGGTCTTGACCATAAACTACTCCGATTAAACGATGTAATTCTTTTTCAAAAGCTAAGTAACCTGCTAAATTAACAACAGAAGCGCCTGCTCCATTATCAACCCAAACAATACGTTGTTTAACTAATAAACCTGTAGTTCCTGTGATACCTGCAATTTGAGCATTCTCTAAATAAGTAATAGAAAAAGCATTGTATTTTTGACCTGCAACGGCAGCAGCACCTGTGATAGTCTTAGGAGCATCAACAGTACCAGAAATAACATTTCCTGTCATGAAGTCCATGATTGGAGCGTTGTTAGCTAAATCTAAACCTACACCTACTGAATAAACAGCAGCAGTTGTTACTACGAAATCAGTTGGAACAAAACCTGTAGCATCTGCATTAGCAGCTAATACGATTCTTGAAGCACCTTGACGAGTATTCATACCTTGGTGAGGGTAAGGGAAATAACCAGCAGCATCAGTAATTGTGAAACCTGCACCTCCTGTTAAAGAAGCAGCAGTTACATAATTGTAAGTTGAAGCAGCATTGATTTTAGCAACTAAAGCAGCAGTGATAGCTTCACGCTGTAAAGCAGCAGTTGCACCTAAAGTTGTGATTACAGGAGGAGTTGTGTAAGAATACTTCTTAAACGGCTCTGTGTAACCTTGACTTCTACGATTAGAATCTCCGATTAATACTGTGTAAGCTGTAGAAGCTGTTGGAGTATAAAGAGACCCACCTACCGTGATTACTTGAACAACTTCCGCACGGTAGTTAATTTGCGAAAAGTTGATGATTCTGTTTGTAGGGATATCGGATAATCCTAAGATTGTCGCGTTACCACCACTGTACTGTACATCAGACGCTGCTGACGTATTAAACAGTACTGACCTGTTTACATTCTGTGACATGGTTTTTTATTTTTTAATTGGTTTATAATGTTCAAATTTAAGTATTATTTTAATACAAATTAATTTTTAGATTCTTTTTCCGCAAACGCACTTGATTGAAAATCTTCAACTACGCCTGCTAATATAGCTGCCGCTCTTTTGGCAATATCGGGATGAGTTTTAGCGGGTAACTCAATAGTTGTTAATAAGCTTGTTAGTATTACTTGACCACTTGTTAAGTCTGTTAATACACCATTCGTAGAGAATACTGTTCCTGATGGATAAACAATTCCATTATATACAGAATCTTCAAAAGCAGTATAAGAAGTATTAATGGTTAATACACCTACCCCCGCATCTATTATATTAAGTTCGTTACCCATATTAAATTCAACAGGTTGTTTAACATAATCTAAAACAGAAGAACTTACAGTTCCTGTAACCCCTCTATATACTTTTAATCCTGTAGAATCTTCTAAGAAGTAAATCTTAGTGTTAACAGGCTTTCTAAAACTACATTCTAATAAAGGTCCTCTTTCGTTATAATAAGTTTGTCTACCGTAAGTGGTAATTCCATCTATCGTTAAACTTAATGCCGCAAATGCTCTGTAATCAGTAGGGAAGTTTATGTGGTTAACTAATACATCAGTATTGTATAATCCGACAACGGTAGGAACGAATGTATTGCTTTTCATTAACGTATAAAGCTCATCTCTATACACTTGAAATCTATCTATGCCACTTAATTTATTTTGATTAGCAGTATCTGTAATATCATCAATGTGCATTTTCATAGCATCGTTTACAGCTTTGTTAATTTCTTGAAAATAATACCTAGCCCCTTTACTTCTATCTATGTAAAGTTGTACTGAATTATATACTTCTATCGCGTTCATTGTTAAATAATTTTGATATAAAGATAAATTAAAAAAGCCTTACAATTTCTCATAAGGCTCTTTTTTTTATATAGTATAAACTATTTACCCTCAGCTTCGGCTATCTTAGCTTGTAGGGTCTCTTTTTTAACTGATGGCAAATGCGCACCAGGTATCTTTAGAGCTTTTGCTCTCTCTCTTAATTCCACCATTTCAGATTCATCATCTTTAGATTTTTCAGGTAAATTAAAAGGAGAAACAAATTCTACTTCTTTTTCTATTTTATTCTCTTTTAATAAAGCTTCCGCCTCCATTAATCTTTTTCTTAATTCAGTAACTTCATCATAAACGTTTGATTCGTTTTGTTCTTCATGGCGAAGCTTCATAGCTTCTCTTGAATCGTTTTCTAAAGAAGTACATCTAGTATCAATGGAAGTGGCTAAGTTGTTATTATCTACTAAATACTTAATAGCCATTTCTTTTGTATGACCCATTTGTAATCCGTTATACTTATAAGTTCCTTCTGCAAGGTTGTAATCTAATACGCCTAAAGCTAATCCTTTATTAAAGATAGAGATGTATTGTCTTTGTGGATTCTCATACATTTCGATAAATGCTTTTGGATTCTCTTCCATCTTGCGATAAACTTCATCCGTAAGCATAGATATGTTTCTATTAGCATCTACATTTACTCCTAAGTTAATAGCCATCTCTTGTAAAGAAGAACCTTGTAATTTAGAAATAATAACTTCTGCTCTTTGGCGAATAGTTCTCTTGCTAATATTCTCAGCAGCTTTCTTTTCCTTGTCTATTACTTTGTAATAAGGTTTACCATAAAGATTAGGACTTCCTTCCATACAAGTACTATTTTTTAAAATAGCCCATGCAATAGCTTGGTCAGGAACAGATAAATCGAATATGTTTCTATCTTCTAATGTAAAAGATTTACACATCAATTCCTTTGTGTCTGGATTAATACTAATTGGTAATCCCCAATACAGACCTGTGTTTCTGTCTTTAGTTTTACGGATAATTTTTTGATTTAGATGCTTGTTAGTTACCTTTAAAGCTTCTACTTCAATAATGCCTTCCATTTGGCAATACTTAGGGTTTTCAAGATTTACAAATTTATGAGCGAAACCGTTTCCGTCCAAAATCTCTTTGTAATCTACATCTTTTTTTAAGCCTCTCGCCGTAGACTGTCTCAAGTCAAGATTAAATACATTCATTTTGTTTATTTTTTAAATTGTTTAGGCAAATGTAATAAAATATTTTGATAAAAAATATGACAATCTTGTAATAAAAAAACCCCTGTATTTCTACAAGGGTTCTTAATTGTATATCTATTCTTAGATTAGAATGATTTACGGATGATACACCATCTACGAGTATTGTAGATAACAATCATATCTTCACGCAACATAGACATTTTCCAAGCATCTTCTTCAGAGATAGCTTCTCCAGCCATACCTGTTAAACCGTTGATAGTAGCAACTACGTTAGAACGATTAACACCGTAAGCACCTTTAGCGATGATTTCGATATTTGAATCGTTAATAGCTCCTAAATCTCCACCGATATAAGTAGATGACATGATAGATTTTCCATCAGAACCTTTAGCAGGGAAACGTAAATCATCATCAAATAAAGGATGTTGTACGAAACAAACTGAACTTCCTGCGAAGTGCATTTTCATAATTTCGTAACCTACTTCGATAGAAGCTCCACCTTTAACATCTTGACGTAAAGTAGCATTTTGAGTAGCGATAAAACGAGCCATCTTGCGTTGAGCGTTATAATAACCATCTAATCCAGTCATAAATACTAAGTTTACACCTACAGTATCATTACTAGATTTAGTTAAGATATTCATTGCATCAATAAAGTCATCTTCAGTAGCTTCACCATTAGTACCAGAACCGAAAATTTCGTTACCACCACCAATTTGCTCTTCGATACCATCACCGATAGTAATAGGTAATCCTGTTTCTTCATCAATTAAGTTAGAAACTGTTGCGCGAGAACCATCAGCATTCTTCATAGAAGATACACCAAAGATTTTAGCAAATTCATTCTCTACAGCCCATTGAGCTTCAGCTTGACGAACTTTTTCAAATTTCCATCCTTTTACAGGCCCGTTAGAACTCATGTATTCATACCATAAGATGTCTGTAGCAGCACCACCAGAGATAGATACAGTCTTACGTTGAGTAGTCATATCTACAATGAAAGTATCAGGGAATTGGTCACGACCATATCCTTTTAAAGATTTTTCAGAGTAAGCAGTAGTAGAAGGGAAACAAGTATAAGTACCACCTGTTTGAGAAGCAACTACAGTAGCAAAAGAGAATACTGATTTTTGTTGATTTTGGAAAGATACTAACCATCCAGCAGCTACACGAGTAGGAGTAGACATAACTACAGCTTGGTAACGACCTGCGTTAGCAAACAATACGATTTGTCCTTTGTAGATATAACATCCACGACCACCTTCGTCGGCGATAACTAATTGGAAAGACCCATCAGAACCACTAGAACCTACTTGAGATAGGATAGTAGCAGCTTTTTGAATACGACCCATAATGTTGAAACGGTAAGAAGAATCACCAATTAATTGGCTGTCTTTTACTTTTCCAAATTTAGTTTCAGCTTTAACGTCGATACCATAAGGTCCTACAGCTCCTGAAGTTAATAATGTTGTTAATTGACGTCTGTCAACTCGCTCTAATACTTTGCGTATTTCGGGCATTTTTTGCATGTTTCTTACTAAGTCGAACTCGGTTGTACAGTCTGCTGACCATGAACCTTTCACGATTTGAGTTTGTCCTGGATTTAATGACATAATTTATTTTTTTTAGGTTAATTATTATTATTTTTTTTAACCATTAAGATATGTGTCTCCTTTCAGTCTTTCAAAATTACCTTCTGTGTTTGTTGTTATTGATTTTCCTGCTCCTCCACTTGTTAATGGCGGCGTGTTATGCAGTTTTTTAGTTATTTCAAGTCTCCCTTTAGCATAGCTTTTAGCTTCTAAGTTTTTCTGAGCCTTTTGACCTAACTCTATATACGCAATAAACTCTGCTTTTTTAATTGGGTCATTGAACATTTGGTCGTACTTTCCATTGTTCATTCTTTCCGTTAATCCTTGCTTAACCTCGTTCGTTAAAGGAGAACCCATGAACTCTGACATATTATCCAAAGCTCTTGATACAGATTCTAAATTTTGAACGCGCTCTTGCATGGCGTATTTTTCAGCGTTTACTTTATAATTATTTACTATATCTTCTCTACGATATTGCTCTTCTCTTTGGATGTTATCCAACTCAACAATTATCTTCTTGTGCTCATGCTCTAATCTTCCATCTACCGCAGTCAAGATTTCCATTTCTGTATCTATCATATCGGGAGTCCAATCAGTATGAGTTAACTCTAAGTTCTTTCTTACTAAGTCTAATGCCGGCATAGCCTTAAATTCATTTATCTTAGTGAAAGGAGCTACAATCTCGTCAAATGTTAATCCTGCTTCTGCTAATTGAAAAACCATCTTTACATTAGGGTCCTCAAACTTAGATAACAACTTATCTGTAGTTAGATGTTCAATCTCTCTTAGCTTTTCTTCATAAGGAGCTGTTATAGCTTCCTTGTAAGCATCTAAAGAATCTTCTTTTAACTCTAATCCATCTAACTTAGCAATATAAGCCCAACTACCTTCTTCAGGCTCATTAGAATTATTATCTTCTAAAGATAAAGGTTCTAAGTCTAAAGTTTCTGTTTCTGCCGCAACCTCTTCTTTAACTTCAGTAGGCTTTGCAACTTCTTCCGTTTTAGCTTCAGGTTCTAATCCTAAATCTTTAACTTCATCTTTTGAATCATCTTCTTTTGTTATTTCTGTAGGTTTACTTTCTTCTGTTCCTTCGTTGTAGTTTGAATTTAAAAACGTATCATCCGATAGTAACTCGAAGTTTGTACGAACTGGCGCAGACGATTCCTCTCGAACCGTATCATTTTGCACCGATGTTGTTTCTTCTGTCATGGTTTATAATTTTAATTACACAAATATAGAATTATTATTCTAACATTTGATTTTGATTATTAAGATTTTCTGTTTGAGCCTGAAAATTCATTTTAGTAACATCATTTCCTGCCTTTGCTGCATTTACTTTAATGTCAACTTCTCCTTGTGCAATAATCTCCTCTATTCTAGCAGCTTGCCTATCTTCTCTATCTGCATTAGATATTTCTAATTGCTGTTGTAGTTGAGCTTGTTGCATTTGAATTTGCTGCTCTTGCATTTGCATTTGAGACTGTTGTTGCATTTGCTGAGATTGAGATTGCATTTCTTTAACCTTATTCCAACCTTCTTTTAATATTTGTTTTTGTTCAATAGCAGTTTCAGACCAAGCAAATGATAAAGCATCTTCTGGACGTATCTCTTTTGCATTTAAAGAGTTAGCCATTAAGCTTTCCATATAACGCTTAACCTCTGCATACTTACCTGAATCTTGTAAATGTACGCCGTAATCCTTAAATCCTAATTCTTGGGTTACTCGCATAAACTTCCACTTATCAATACCTAATATTTGCTCTCCCTCTTCTACTTTATAGAATGCCCAAGTAACCTTAGTTGATTCTATAATTCTCATTAAAGTCTTATCAATAAAAGAGTAAATTCCGTAGAAGAATGGCTCTGTAATAGTTCTTGATGCCTGTATAGCAGAGTTGGTATTGGTAGCCGTAGCAGATGCAGCGATTTGACCTTCTCTATTCTCAGATATACCGGTCATTCTATCCATCATTTGTAAGATATGGTCTTTGAATTGAATTAATGAACCAAACGATTGACTTAATCCTAAATCTTCTACTTGTAATATGTTATTTAAAGATACATCTCTACCATGAAAGTTACCACTTGCAGATGTATCATAAGTTACAAACCCATCATTTACCATATCATACTGTAATGCTTTAACAGATGATTTTGCAGGTAAGCCGGCTAAGTTAAATCCTAATATTTTACCTTTGAACTTATTAATATCTTTTAATATCTGATACATAACAATATCAAATATGTTACTCCAATTTTCCATTTGTTGAAACATAGAAATTCTACGTCCATCTACAGTGTTGAATAAATATCCAACGTAAGAGCTACTTAATATGTAGGCAGGGTTATCTACCTTTCTCATTTGGAATTGAACTCGTCTGCAATTAACATCTAATTCTTTTAATCCGCCGATGCGAGTAGCTTCCCATAAATCTTCTCTATACTTAGCAATAACTTCTACATCATTTTTTTTATCCCAATGCTCTTTATTCATTTCATACTTATCCGTATCTAAAGCGATATAAATATATTCTTCTGTTGGGTCTAATGCTAATTGAGTTGCAGTCTTTTTAATTTTTTGATAGTATTCAGGTATTACAGAAATCCATTCAATATGAATAACCTCCGCTATTAAGCCTGTTCCACTTGGACCATCTTTAATACTATCCGAGTAATATGTTGTTGGGTTTTTACCAATAGATTCGATAGTTTCAATTTGCTTTCTATCTAATTGGTAGCGTCTTAATATTTCGTGTAAAGGCAACCATTGACGGCATCCCTTGATAGGACTTTTCTCTAAATGTGGGTCTCCTTTAATTTCTTCGTAGATAGCATCTCTAGGGTCAATATTTATATAATCTGTATCTCCTTTTTCGTTACGTTCTATTTTACCAAACATAACAGAAGTAATAGCGCAATCCAATAAGTTATCCGCAAACTTTTGTTTTAAATTCAATGCAGGTATTTGCTCATTAAGGATAGATTGCATAATTAACTCTTCCTTATCCTTTGTAGACATGTTCTCCCAAATAGGGTCATTCTCATCTTCAGGAATTGGAGCGCCTTCCATTATATCTACGCCTGCTTTTTCTTTTAATTCTAGTATTTCTTTCTTAGCAATCATTGCCCCCGTCATAAATTCAAATTGAGACATCTTTTGGAATTTAGCATCTCTATTATTTGTAAAAACAGTTGCACTTAAAGGTCTTACTAAAAACTCTCCAACCATTAGTTGAATTTTTGTAGTACAAGCTCTGTAAGATATAAATTGAGCACGATTTTCTTTACCGTGTGTATTGATTAAATATTTATAACTTCCTGCTCTCTTAACCCCATTAAATTGCTTGTAATGGTTATCCATTTCTTGCTTAGCTAAGTTACTGTTTCTCAGTATCCTTTGACCGTAATCTAAGTGTAACTGACACCAAGCTTTATCTTTCTTATATTGTGGGACTGTTTGCGATGGGAATTGCATATCTAATTATATTTTTATCAAAAATAGTAAATAATTGTGTATTATCTACCAAAACCTTTCCAATCTTGTTCAAGACTTACTCTTTTTTCTTTTTCTTCTTCATCTTCAAATGAATTTAACATAAAAGGGTCATCTTTTAAACTATAATTCAAATCCCTTGGAGCAGTTCCTGTACTTAAATCTTGCATTAAAGCTATACCATAAGCATCCGCTAAGTCATTATCACTTCCTACCGTAACTTCATCAAAATTACCTAACTGATTAATAAGTTCTGGAAACCAAATATTTTGGACATAATCATAAATAGCTGTTTGCATTAATCCTACCATTAGTGGTCTACTATAAGTATTTAAGGATACCCAATACTCGTGGGATTGCTCCGAGTTAGTGCTTTCAAACTTAGTAGGACGTACCGCTAAATACTTTTGGCAACCATGGTCTTTATACCAATTTATAATACCTGAGCTACTAGCCTTATCTCCTAATGTGCTTCCAACTAGATTATAATAAACAGATAGTTTACAACACATATCAAAAAAGTATTCTTTTCTTTTAGGTCTAGTACAGATAACTGCAACAGGTCCTAATTGAAAATCAGGATGTATAGTATTTCTTCTCATCAATACACACATAGCTCCTAAAGATTTAGATACACCTTTATCTTGGTCATAAGCATCTATTCCACCAACATATAAGTTTTGAAACTTTGCATTTGGGTGATAAGCATCCATTATTAATACACAATCTCTTTCATCATCTGTATTTTTTGCAGGAACAGCTCTTACTCTAGGATTGTCTCCGCGCTCTCCTTTATCATTTAAAATCCACTCTAATCTATACTTAGAATATTTGTTTTGAGTAGCGTTTATGGCATCTTGCTGATTATTTATCTTCTCAATATCAAAGTTGTTACTGAACATCTTTTTAAATATCTCAGTTTCATCTAATGGAAAGTTTTGCAGCTCTTCTAAGTAATCTTTTAATGGTCCCTTCTTCTTAATAGCTCTATCTCTTAATATTGATTCTCTAGCAGTAGTCTCATCCTCTACCCCTATTAATTGGTATTGTTTTTTATCTCCGTTTAATAAAGATGGAATCTCTCCTACATCTTGGTCGTTATCTGTTGCTCCACCATAGTGAGGAAAGTAAAATCTAGTAGCAGGTATTAG